CGCCGGAGGCGGCGTTCTTCACCTTTTCCCACGCGGAAGATGCAACCGAAGCGAGTCCTTCGAAGGGGGCTTTGATCCACTCCCAGGCGCTTTGCGCCATGGACCTGAGGCCGTTCCAGGCAACGGATGCGGCGTTGGTGATATGGGTCCACGCACTCGAAGCCGCATCGCGGACCACGCCGACTGCGCAAGGTTGCCGAGCCCGCTCCACAATCCGGTCGCTGTGGCGCGGATGCCGTCCCAGGCGTTCCGGGCCGTGTTTGAGATCCAATGGAACGGAGCTGTCACGGCATCCAAGGCGGCGGTTCCAAGAGCCTTGATTCCGCTCCAGGCGGAAGCGACCACGCCCGTGAGACCGCGCCAGGCGGACGCCGCAAGCTCAACGCCCTTCCGAAACGGCCAGGTCACCGCGGAAAGGATGCCGGCACCGAGCGACTTGAGACCCTGCCATACCCAGCGGGCGGCGGCGAGCATGCCCTTGAGCGCCATCCCGAGAACCTTGCCGGGTAACGACAGTACGCCCGCCATGCCCTTGGCGAGCGTTTTCAGGATCGCGGCACCCGAAGCGGTCAGGCTGGAAAGCGGCCCTGTTTCCGCGTCGGAAAACGGCAGCAGTTTCCTGAGCCAGCCGAGGGCTTTCTTGAGCAACTCGAAGGGATAGGTCACCGCCGACCAGATGCCCTTGCCGAGGGCAATCAGGATGCGCTTGCCAGCCTCGAAGAAAGTGGTGTCACCCGAGAGAAAGCTCCGGACCGAACCGAATACGTCCGCCAGGGTCCGCACGAGCGGCAGGTCCATGAACGCCCCGACAACGGCGGACGCCACGGAATTGAAAAACCGTCCCAGCCCTGAGAAAACCCCCTTGATGAAATCCCAGACACCGACGATCACGTCCCGGGCCCACCGGAACGGGGTGGCCAGGAAATCGAACACGGCGCTGCCGATGGACTTCAAGCCGTCGAGCACGGAAATGTCGCCGGTCAGCACCTGCCAGACCGTGTAGACGACCCGGCCCACCATACGGAGCGCCTGGACCAGGAGCCGGATCGGCAGGAAAAACTTGTAGATGAACTTTCCCGCCTCGATGAAGGCGGTGACGATCACCTTGCCCAGCCAGACAACGGCGCGCACCACCCAGGCGACCACCTTGATAACAGCCACCAGATTGTAGATCACGAACTTCAGGAGATATGCACCCACCTTGGCGATGACGCCAAGCACCGTGCCGAGGGTCTCTCCCAGGTTTCGATAGGAGGAAGCGTCGGCGGATTTGGCCGCCAGACCGAAGATTTCGAGCACCGAGAACACCGCCTTGTAGAGTGCACCGTATGCCTGCATGAGCGCCCGGACCGCCGGTTCGAGGATCGCCCTGATCTTTCCGAAAGCGCTGGAAAAGGCCTGCCACAATCCGGTCAGGAATTGCCTTACCCGGTAATAGACGCGGAACACCGTGACCACCAGTCCCATGAGACCCGCCTGCTCGAGCTTCTGCGCCAGCTCCGCGGACATCCGGCCCGTGCCGCCGCTCAAGGACGAGATCAACTCCCGGATGCCCTGAAAAACGAGTTTCACCTTCTCCCACGCCCCCAGGATCGTGTCGCGGATACCGCCGAAGTTGGTCTCCCAGGCCCGTTTGAGCAGGTAGACGGCCAGCACCACGCCGCCGATGATGGCCACCACCGGCAGGAAATAGGTGGCGAACGCCGAACCCACACCGGCTACGGCCGCGCTCATTGCAGCGAGCCCCGCCTTGATGGCGGGGAGCATCAGGCCGATGGTTCCCGCCGCTGCGATCACGCCGCCGACAACGGCGAGCACCGCGCCCAAGGCCATGGACAGGGTGAGAACGACCCTGGTCAGCCCCGGCATGGAGCGGGCGAGCTTCTGGAAAAACAGGATCGCCTTGGAGATCCCTTGGATCACGGGGGTCACCACCGGCAGGAGGGTCCGACCGATGATCTCGAAAAGGTTGCCGATCTGCTGGCGCAGGAGTTGGAACTGGCTGCCGATGTCCATGTTCATGGCCCTGGCCATCTCCTCGGTGACAGCGGTGCCGGTTTTCATGGCCTGCTCCACGGATCGGATATTGCCTTCCAGAGACGCCATGCCCTGTGACATCTGCAACAGGAACTTGACGGCCTCGTCGGAGCCGAAGGCCTTCTTGATCTCCACCTGGGCCGCAGCCTGGGACAGGTCGGGGAACCGACTCTTGATTTCCTAGAGGATGGGGATGATCCCTTTCAGCCGGCCCGTGGAATCGACAAATGACAATCCCAGCTTTTCACCGGCTTCGGCCGCCTTCATGATGAACGCCTTGTAGAGGGTACCGGCCTCGGACCCCGGCATTGTCGTCTGCAGCTGTCCGAGAATGGCGAGTTGCTCCTGCAAAGGAACGTTGGAGGAGGCGGCCACCGCGCCGATGTTCTTGATGGCGTCCGCCATCTGGCGGCCGTTGGTCTTGAAGGATGCCACGGTCTGGGCCATGGCCCCGGCGAAGGTCCGCGCCCATTCCGCGTCCGACATATCCTGCATGATGGGCTTGAAGATGCCGTAGGCCGTGGTGAAGGTGCCGACCATCTCTTCGGTGGTCGCCTTGGTGGCTTTGCCGGTGAGCGCGGCCATGGCGGTGAACGCGCCGACCGCCTCGTCGGTCAACCCTGAGAGGGCGGAGCGGACGTCGTAGGCGGCGGTGATAAACTCGGCCTTATTGGAACCGGCCCATGTGTTGGTAAAGGATTCCGCGGCATTCTCAATGGCCTGCAAATCCTTGACACCGAGGGAGGACAGCTCGCCCAGCGCTTTCTGAGTGGCGGCGGTGGATGCCACGAGGCCGACCGGCACGGCCATGAGAGCCAGACCCGCGCCGATCATCATGGTGCCTTTCTGGATGCGGTCGAGGTTGCGGGTCATGCGCTCGCTGGATGCAGCGACCGTGGCGTCCAGCGACTGCATGGACGACTGGACCCGGGCCGCGTTCTGCGAGAACGCGTCCTTCATCGAAACGATGACGCCGAGTCCAAGATCTCCGTTCATGTGCGTGTCCGCTCCAGTTCCTCACGTTCAAAAGCAAGCTGCCGCTCCAGGGCTTCCACGAACTCGCGGCGAACCCGAAGCGGCAGCGCCCGTGTTTCCGAATAACTCCAGTGGAGCCCGCCGTAGGCGAGGAAGAATGCGTCCCTTACAAGCGAACTCCGGGGAACAAAAAACCCGGCTCGGCCTCCAGACGCGTGCGGATACGGGTGCCGCAAACCTCACACTCGGTCTCCACGGTGGTGTCGACGCCCCCGTCGACCCTCAGCATCTCCTGTCGCAGGGCGCTGCGGTCGCGCAGGGACATTTCGTTCATCAGCTTCTTGCTCGGGGCCGACCCGTCGATGTCGATGAGGCGAATCAGCATGGCCGAAGAGATGGACGGTTCCTTGAGCGCGGCCAGCCGTTTTTCCTTGTGTCCGTCCAGGTATCCGAAACGCACCTTGCGCTTCGATCCGGGCAGGACAAAGGAGAATTCCCGGTCCTCGCCATAGGGCGTAATCTCCAGATCTTCCATGTTGACGGTCACCACGTTCGCGGCGCGGCAGGCTGTATTGGGACAGACGAGTTCCAACTCCACTTCATCGCCGAGAGAAACCTGGCGAAGCTTGACCAGGATGAAGAGCCGGTCTCCGGACAGAAGATCGAGCACGTCCTTGACGGACGGTTCCTCGTTCTCACCCAGCCGGACGATGCAGTTCTTGAGTACCTGATTCACCGCGTCCCCGGTACGGATGAGTCTCTGGTTGGTGAGCAGCTCTTCCTCGGCCCCGGTCATTTCCCTGAGCTCGACTTCGACGCCACTCGGCAATTCAAAAATGTGCATGGCTTACCTCCTCGGATCAGGTCCAGTACTGATAGCTGATGGTGAGTTTCTCGATGGTGTTGTCCGTGTTCGCCCCCTCGAGTTCGTCGTACTCCAGGACCTTGATCCACGCCCCGTGCAGGGTCCAGCGCCGGGTTTCGTTCCCGGCGCGGTCGTAACGAACGATGTCGATGTCGCGCATGTAATCGTTGGGCAGGCCGCCGACCACGGCGTTGACGTCCACCTGCTTCTTGACCCATTCCCTGGCCGCTTCATCCGAGCCATCCTGAAGGATGCCTTTCTCCAGGGTGATGTCCTCGAACTTCACCCGGCCCGCGACCTTCTGGTCGAACATCGAGCCGGCAGGGGCGAAGGCCACCTCTTCGAACTCCGTCTTCGGTTCCTGGCCCTTCTTGAAGAGCGCCACGTCGAAGCCGTTTACCTCAATGGCGAACTGCCAGTTCTGATACAGACTTTTTGGCATGTTTCCGCTACGCATGGCCTACCTCCTTACGCTGTCTTGAAGATTTCTTTGAAGTCGGCCCCGGTGGCGGTGAGCACGAAATTGAGTTCTATGAATTCCGCCGTCTTCGTGGGCTTGACGAAGATGCGGGCCACCAGTTCATTGCGGTCGATGACCGCGGGAGTATTGGTCTCCTCGTCGCACTGGACCGCGAAATCGTAGAACCCGCCTTTGTCCTTGATGTCCTGCAGAAAGGGATTGATCAGCCGGATCAGGGCCCGCCAGGTCTGCGGGTTGTTGGGTTCGAAGACCACGAAGCGGGAAGACTCGGCGATGGCTTCTTCGATGTACATCATCAGCCGCCGGACATTGACGCGGTCCAGCGCCGATGGCTGGCTCTGCAGGGTCTTCTGGCCCCAGATGTTGATACCGCTGTCCGGGAACGAGGCGATCACGTTGACGCCCTCCGGGTAGAGCACGTCGCGCTCCCCGCGGCTGGCCTTGTAACCGAGCGACAGGGCGTTGAAGATGCGGCCGCGGTCGATGCCCGCCGGGGCGTACCAGACATAGGTCTTCTGGTCGCTGCGGGCGTAACAGCCGGCCACTGCGCCTGACGGCGGCACCAGCTTTCGTTTGCCGCTCACCGGATCGTTGATCTCGAGCCATGGGTAGTAGAGGGCCGCGTAGGACGAGTTGAACGCGGCGTGCGAGTACATGCCCTGGCCTTTGCGGAAGTCGACCGTCTCCAGCGGTTCAAGATGGATGGGCGCTTCGGCGATGAGCATCAGATCCTTGCGGTTCTCGGCGTAGGTGATGCCGGCGTGGATTACGTTGGCCGTGGTTACGCCGGGAGCCATGAGCATGTTCAAGGCGTCGATCTCGTCGAAGGCGTAAAACCCGGTATGCTGAGAGGGGTCTCCGATATAGTCGGCGTCGTTCAGACCGTTCAGTCCGTCGTCTCCGCCGGATAAACTGAAGCCGCCGGTTGCAGGACGGTCGTCAGGCGATCCGGACGACGGCCCCAAGTCCTCGACGGTGATGAACTCGGAACGTTCATTGACGGCCAACTCCACGTGGTTGGGGGCGGCCTCATCCATGGACAGGTCTTTGAAGACTTCGACGACTTCGCCCTTGTGCCGAACAACGATGTTGAACCCGGCGACCGGATCGAGCGTGCCGTCTTCAATCTGAACAGCGAGCCCGTCGCCCCAGACGCCTTCGTTGGCGGCGTGAACGCGGAGGGTGTCCTGGGCGTCCTGGCCGCCTGCAAGGTTCGCGGCGGCAGCCGGTTGTACGGTCCCGGAATCCTCCGTGGAAGCCTGAACCAACGCATCCGCCTCCGGCACCAAGGCTACCGCCTGGACGACCTGGTCCGCAGTGCTGGCCGGATCACCGGCGCTGTCCGTCGCCAGGTTCACGGTGATCGCCTGGCCTGAGACGTCCACGGAAAGCGGCGTGTCGGTCCCCGAGGCAACGAGTTCGACAGTGATGCCGTTCCCCCCGACGCCGGCCTGCCGCGCCAGCCAGGTGATGCGGTCCGTCCCGGCGGTGCCGGTCTCGAGCACCGCGGCGACCGCGCGCCGGTCTTTCAGGGTCACAGATGCCTTCACGGCGGTCAGACTGTTCTTGTCGGTGGGATCGGACAGGTGGGCGATCCGGTTCACGTAAAGCACCGAACCGCCGTTGTCGAAGAAGGCCCGCGCGGCGTAGGCCAGATAACCGGCCTGCACGTAAGAGCCGAACTTGTTGATGAACTGTTCCCAACTGGTGACCAGCACGGGCTTGTTGATCGGGCCCCGTTCGGCCACGCCCACCATGCCGCAGGACGATGTGGAAATCTGTTTGACGTAATAACTGAAATCGATTTCGCGCGTGTAAACGCCCGGTGAAAGATAGGTGGCCATGGTTTACCTCCGCTTGCGACGCCGGGGCGTGGGGGTTCCATCGCCCTTGGGTTCCGTCTTGGATTTGTTTTTGGGAGACTCAACTGCTTTAGGCGGGTCTTCCGGCGGTTTTGCCTCCTCCTTCAATGAAACCAGGCCTCGCTTGGCAGCGGTTTCAATTTCGGCGGAGAGATTCTCCCGGTTGATTACCTTGCGCTCGCGCGGGTTCAGATGCAGTCCCTGGCCGTCGCCCGCGAGCTGGAATGTGAGTGGCTGAAAAAGAAGATTCTTGATTGCAATCACTTCGGTTCCTCCTCGTTTATGGTGTGTAGAGACGGTCCTCTTCGACACCGTCACGGAATTCAAACTTGCGATCCTTGACCAGCGGACCCTTTTCAACGATCCCGTCGTAAACGGGGCAATCCTCGATCCGGCAGCGACCGGAGCTCTGTCGAAGATTTGAAAGGTTCACCCTGCGCAAACCGCCCAGGGGAACGAGCTCGGTGAGGTTGAGCGATCCGCGGTCTTCCACGCTCAAGACCGGATGAACCTGATAGAAGCGGGCGACCTTTTCCTGGAGTTCGAGCAACTCACCCTCGTGAGCGGCGGTGACGATGACATCGAAGTCGAGGTGATAGAGGCGGGGATAGCGACATTCTTCATAACTCAGATTCGGAACATCCTTCTCCACCATGCGTGCCTGGGTTCGACGGTCGCCGTTTTCCATCAGCGTCGGTCCCTGGAGGATGAGGCTGGGAACCTTCGGGACCTCGAACACATCGTCTGCGGCCACGAGCACAGCTTCGGGGTCGATTTCCGCCTTCACCAGGCGAATAAAGCTTTCAACAACTGTTCGAACGGTTTCCAACGATGCACCTCCGGCTATCCGGTCTCTTCTGGCTGTTACCTACCGGAACCGGGGCGGAAGTGTCGGAGTCGTCAGAGGACGGAATGGATGGCGGCGCGGTAGTTTTCGATCACCTGCTCGCGATACTTCTCCATGACGGGATGCAGGAAAGGACGGGGCGGAATGACGATGACCGCTCCGTTCGGGTGTTGAATAGTGGCCCCGTACTCCATCACCGCACCGATATTGACCATGTCGTCACCGTCCTTGTTGACGGTGCCGCGCAGGAGACCTACGAAAGCACGGTCGGCCATGATTTTCTGGGTGATGGCGTTGATCAGGAAACCTGTATCTATCAGGGCCTTGCTGGAACCCTTGCGCCGGATGGTGCTCTCGGCCAGCTTCACGAACGGTTTGCCGCCGGGAGCCTGGCTGCGGATGCCACGTTTAATCTCGCGAACAAGGAGAATGGCGTTTTTGACAGTCGCCTGCCGGAGCGCCAATGCCAGCCGGGCACCGGGATTACCGGCCAGCTTCGCCCGGGCCTTGTCCCAGTCTCCGAATCGCTTAACTCCCATGGAGACGCACCAGCTTCAATACCTTGTGGGTCACCACGCCGAAGAGCCACGCCGAAGAGCCGTTCCTCCTCGACGGTCTGGACGCGGAACTCCCCGTCATCCGCGCGCAGGTGGTCCTCGGGACGGATATCCACGTCCGGAAGAACGCAGGCAACGGCGTCGATTTTGTTGTTCAGGTCTTCCGGTGGGGTCTCCACGAACTCCAGAGGGAACGACCCCGCCTCCGTATAGGTCGCGTCATCAGAACCGTAAAGCCGCTCGCCTGGCTGGCTTCGCAGAAGGACGGCCTCCTGTCCGGAGGCCAGAATCAAGTCCCGCACATCTTCCGCGGCCTGGATCTTCTCAGTGTCGGTCAGCAAACTCACAGATCGCCTCCCTGCTCGTAGATGACCGGCTTCAGGCCCGAAGGCGAGATGATGTAGTCCTCGGGGCTTGACGCGGCTCCCGGTTTCACTTCGCTCAAATGGTGTTTGTACAGAGCCTTGAGGTCCTCCTCGAGCTTCGCCCAATGCTCGGGCTGCTTGGTCTTGTCGACCCGTTTGTCACCGCTCGAAAATGAAAAAGCGTTCGCCGTGGTGGCGCGCATGACCTGGCAGGCGTGTATCTGCCCGAGCACCAGGAGCAGCTCGCGCGTATCGCCTTCAGGTTCCGGCACGACCTCACCATTCACCACGGAGAGTGAAATCTCCAGGTCGCGTGCCAGGCGGTAGACACCCTTATGGATGCACCGCTGAAGCACCTCGTCTGAAAAAAGGGCACTCTCCGGATCGGCCAGATCGGTGCGAAGCGTTGCGACGAGAT